CTGGTGCTACTGCTGGTGCTGGTGCTGGTGCTACTGCTGGTGCTGGTGCTGGTGCTACTGCTGGTGCTGGTGCTGGTGCTACTGCTGGTGCTGGTGCTGGTGCTGGTGCTGGTGCTGGTGCTAGTGCTGGTGCTAGTGCTGGTGCTAGTGCTGGTGCTGGTGCTACTGCTGGTGGTGCTTCAGTTTTTCCCCACCAACATTTTATATTTCCAAACTTATCATAAGCTAGATATAATGTAATTGCTCCTATTATAAAGCCTAAGTTTACCAGATCAGACCGTAATTGATATACAGCAACTATATTATTAAAATTATCTACAATACCAGGAATATCCTTTACAGACGCAGTATTGACTGATAATGATGATAAGCTTCTTACACCCTCACTTTTTAATATATTTGGTATATTTTCCATTGCCAATTTATAGGAAGCATTAAATGCTACCTCATTTATATCAGCTAAACCCTTATATCTGGGAATTCTCAACATTGTCAAAAATGTAGACAGCTCATACATAGTAGCTACCATACCAGCATCAGTATAAGCACGCGTAAGACTTACTAAAATGTATACACCACCTATTTTACTACCAATTATAGTCGTAGGTATCACTATTCGTGTTGTAATTTCCTTTACGGTTGTACCTAGTGGGGTTATACTTAAAATACCTAATAAACATACACCACCTACAGACCCAATTATGATACCATTATCTTTTAAAAATTGTACACTAGATCGTATGAAATCCATAGGACTAAGGTCTCCAATACGACTCGCTATATCAGCTAACATAGAAAGATTGAACCAACTATTTTCAGCAAGTCTTTGGTTATATAGTCGTTCAAATTCGGCATTTACGTCACCATCTTTATTTTTTAAATTAAGCGTTGCTTGAACTCTAGACTTTAATACTGTTAAATCGTCAACTAATTGTGCTAAATTTATTCCAGAGGATTCTTTAGTAACTTGTATTTGACTCATAGTTGTCTCTAATGCGCTCAGTGATTTTATCATGGATTCAGTCTTATATTTTTCAAGTTCAAGTATATTAATTCTTGTCTTAATATCTTTTACAGCTTCTTGCGCAGATTCACCCCATACTTTCTTTTTCAGAGATTTAGCCCATGATTCTGTGTTACCAGCTAATTCACTAGTTTTTTTCATATCACCTATTGCGGCGTCGTAAAAATTTTTTAGAAAAGTTAGTTTAGCCATATGAACACGAATATCATCCATTCTAGTAGATATTTCTATTTGACTATTCAATTCAAATTTACCATCAACCTCTTCATATGTTTTATATTTTGTACTTATTATTTTAAAGTCTCCTTGGTTTAATGACACTGTATCAAGTCCATGTAAAAACTTAAAACGGTCAGCTAATGCGCTTTTCAATGTATCTTTAGTATCCGTTGTAGCCTGTTGAATATTTTTATACTCATTCTTCATAATAGAAATAAGATAATTTGGCACTGATTCTGTTTGTAATTTATGTACATCAGACACAATATTGCTTCGGCGATCATTGGCGTCATTTAGCCGCTGAGTTAACTGTTGTTTTTCAGTATTTAATTCAGCCACGGTCGTAACCATTGATTTCCAATCAGCGATATCATCTACTGATATTTTCGATTTACCAGAATCTAAATACTCTGTGATATCGGTATCAGTTGGTGTTTTGAGACTCCATAATTTCGAGTATTCGTTTTTGGCGTCATTATATTTAGTAATTATGTTATTATCATCTATTTTTTTAATACCATCATTAGAATCATTAATGACCGTCTCAATATCGCTCAATTCAGAGTTGAATTTATTCCATTTACCCTTAAATGTATCAATATTTGCGTCATTATATTGCATGGTAATAAACATTTCATTAATTTTAGATAAATAATCTTCACTCAAACCATCACTTGATACGCTTACATCGAATGGATATTTACTTGACCTTTCATTTGGTCGCTGTATGTTATCTTGGACTGCGAGTTCTTGTGTACTTTGTGGTTGTATATTAGTTAAATTTACAGTTATACCTAGATTATCAATGGTAGTAGCATTTACATTAGCAAATATAGTCTCCATTCTCTCTATTTTCCCCATAAGAATCTGTAAATTCTTTACATCATTCACAATTTGACTATCTGGACTTGCTATAGAGACTGAATATTCCACTAACATATTTATGTATTCGCTAGGGTCTGTATTCTTATCTAACGAATTAAAATAACTATCAACAAATTCTACTAGATTTTTATTAAGATCTGTTATAATACTATCACAATTCTTTACGATATATTCTATTTGTTCCGTAAGATTTCTAGTAGAATCATCATACCTAAGCCCAACTTCATTGATTACACTATTTAAGAATTTAATATCACCGTCAATCATATTCGACTTAAAAGGAGTTGCTAATTTACTATTTACATATGATACTGTTTCTATATTCGGATTTTGAGATAATATTGTTAGTAAAGACTCAAAGTTATCTCCCGCCTTTCTTTTTATACTCATAAGTGATTCAATGTTTGCTGTAGTTGAATCCGTTTTAACATCTGAATTAGCTTTAGTATCTGTTTTAGCTGATTTGTTATATGTATTTGTCATTTTTAAAATAGTTTTAATTATACTTTCCGCGCGAGCATTATTCACATTATAAGTACCCACATGGGTAGATTCTTCTCTCAAAGCTTGTAGATATGATAAATCAGTTCTTTTTAATTCTACTGGTAACGTACTTCCTATCTCTGTACCGGTTGGTGTTGTAAGTAGCGATTTTTTAAACGTAGCCACAGATTGGATATCTCTTTGAGTACTAGGTTGTTGTTCTATTCGTGGTACTAACGCACGTATAAAAGCTTCTTCTCTCGTTATACCAAGCTCGGCATAATTGTCAGATTGACGTTCAACTAGCGCAGTACTACCACTATCAGCGAGTTGTACAACTAACGCATTAACATCTGTCTTTTGAAGAGCCATGAGACATTCCGTCCTATCATCAGAACATGCTTGTGTATTGGTAACTATCGCATTTACAAATGTCATTAAAACACATATTAATAATAATATCTCAAATGTATTTGCTCCACCGGTTTGAACAATATTATTTGTACCCCCTTTTAACAATTCTGTTACATTTTTATACTGTTCTGATGTGAGTTCTTCTATATTAGCCGTACCAAAAATATTTTTCATTAACATATTGAATATAAAGGTATTCACTGCTGTTTGTTTTAATTCTGTTTTTATAAGCTCTAACTTTATAGAATGTGTTTCTATTAAAGTTCGTAATATATCTATATCAACAATAGTCATTTTATTATCTGTCGTAGGTCTGACATGTAAACACATTACAATCATAAGTTCGATTTGGGTGTCATGATATAATTTAATTAACTTGTTAACTTTATTCTTACCATCCAGTCCCATCTCAAGAGCAAATGCTAAAGCAGAATCAGATGTTAATGTTGGTGTTTCAACTGGTGATAAAACATCTTTAATTGAAGTAGTACTATAGTCCTTTGAATCTTTGCCTTCGATTGAATCTTTGCCTTCGATTGAATCTTTGCCTTCGATTGACATGAATATACATTATATTTATAATATAAATTAGTAGATATAATGTAAAATACTATTATTTACAATAAGGGTCCTCCGGAACCAGGGTATCCTAATGCGCTGTTCTGTCTAAAATTAAATAGGAAATTAGGTCTAACTGCTTTGGGTGCGGCATTAAATGCTTGGCTAGATGAACTTGCGATCATAAATCCAGTCGCACTTGGAGCGGCACCACCTTTCTTAGGTCCGCCAAAAAAACTAGTTCGGACTACTTGTCCGGTTGTTGTTGTTACAAATACAGCGGGCATAATTCCGTTTGTCGAACTGGCTCCGCCAAATGCGACTCTTCTAGCTACTGCTGAACGTCCTCTGCTACTTCTATATCCATTTCTTTGAGGCATAATATACTATACAATTAGATAATATATTATGTGTTACGTATCAATATTTGATTCAGATTAAATACGATTAAATTAAATATGATTTTAATGGAACATTAAAACTCTCTTTCCTACACCACCAGACTTGAGAGGGTTGACAGAAAGCAAATTATTTTGTGCCATATAAGCTTGTTGTTGTGCGGGTGTAAGATTGTTTATCTGGGGTAATCCCTTGCTACCCTTAATTTGTACGTGTCTGTAGACAGCATAATCGTGAATACCAACACGGGGGGCAAGACCACCCATAATTCCGAAAATAGATGTCTGATTTGAGATTGAAGGTGTGGACCTCGCCTTTTTACTTCCTTGCATATATCCTACCATTTATATAATCACTAAATATTTTTTTTTTACTTTTTCATTATTAAACGAAAGAACCTAAATACTACACCCGTATACTCTTTATAACCACAATGTCAGAATTTAAAATTTCTCATGACGAAGATATAATTAATACGGACGATGGTCTAATTTTTAATCCATACAATTCAAACAATGTTGAGATTACATTGAGCCAAGTTCAATCTATTCTAACTAAATATGGTGTCCCGGGAAAGGTTCACAATCTCGCACTATATAATCGGGCATTTGTTCATAAATCTTATACTAAGAGACCCCAGCTTTACAATATTCAAGAAAAGATAACTATTACTGAACAGCCGGTTGACTGTCTACCACTTCATACTAAATCGAATGAAAGATTGGAATTTTTGGGGGATGGTGTTTTAGAATGTATTACTAAATATTATTTATATCGCAGATTTCCTAAAGAGAATGAAGGTTTCATGACAGAAAAAAAGATTGCGGTTGTTAAAAACGAAGCCATCGGTAAATTAGCATTGGAAATGGGGTTACACAAATATTACATTATTTCAAAACACGCAGAGGAAAAGAAGACGAGAACGAATTTAAAGAAATTAGGTTGTTTGTTTGAAGCCTTTCTAGGCGCGCTTTTCTTGGATTTTAATAAGATCGATGTAAAGGATGAAGAAGGGTGGTTTAAAAATGTCTTTGTAACTGGTCCTGGCTTTCAAATGGCTCAAATATTCATAGAAAATGTATTTGAGAAGCATATCGATTGGGTGAAATTAATTCAAGACGATGATAACTACAAAAATATTCTACAAGTCAAAATTCAAAAGAAGTTTCAAGACACGCCTCATTATATTGAAATTAATCACGACGATGAAACTGGATATGAAATGGGCGTATATTTGTGTTTAGGACAAAAGATTCACGCTGTTAGAAAAGAAGATGCGAGTCCTTTTAATACATTCGGTTCATTTGAAAACATTCATAAACGTTTAGAAATGGACGGGAAAATCTTTGTATTTTTGGGTAGTGGAATACATAGAATTAAGCGCAAGGCAGAACAAATGGCTTGTGAAGAGACGCTTAAACTATTGGAATAAGTTACGATAAACAAAATAAGCCTATACAAGACAATATAGACCTATACCAATAAACCAAAATATATAAATTTATTATAGTTTGTCCTATTTTTCTTTTTTGTCGGTGTAATATAAGATGTCTACAAGTGTTTTAGAAAGATTAAAAGTAAAACCAGTACCAACAAAAATAGAACAAATAAAAGTTAAAATTGTAGAACCGACACGAGAAGAAAAGGTTGAAATTCAGACTACATTAATTGATAAAACAAAGGATAAATTAATCAATAGAGCCGATTTTCTTAAAAAACTTAATGTAACGGTCTCTACAAAAATACCCGAAGAGGTTGTTCCGGCACCTATTTTAATGGCTCCACCAAAAAAGGTTAAAAAATTGACTAAAAAATTGAAATTGGATGTTGAAAAGGCACCCGGTGAAGTGCGAGAACCCGATGTTAGACGCACACCCAAACCAAAAATGGATGTTATCGCAGACGATATTGACATGGAACAATTAATCGGAGATACTAAAATTATCAGTCGCTTACCTCCTAAAGAGAGCAAGGTTTTGTTGAAAGCGAATGCTTATTACATGAACAACCGAGAGATTTTCATTAACTATATAAACGCTTTATTTAGACCATACAAGGAAGAAATGGATAAAATGGAGTCGACCATAAGCTGTGATAGACCAGATGACGCACAGTTCGCATTATTAACTCATCAAAAAGTAGTAAGAGATTATTTGAATATATATACCCCCTATAGAGGTTTACTTTTGTACCATGGTTTAGGTAGTGGAAAAACATGTAGTTCAATCGCTATCGCTGAAGGTATGAAAACGAACAAACAAGTGATAGTCATGACACCAGCTGCGCTAAGAATGAACTATTTACAAGAATTGAAAAATTGCGGTGATACTATTTACAAAAAAAATCAGTATTGGGAATTTATTGAAGTTGGTAAAGTTGGTAAAGTTGGTAAAGTTGCCGGCACAACAGTAGGCAAAACCGAAAAGGAAAACACTGACATTATAAATGCCTTATCTAAAATTTTAAATATCACAACCGATTTTATTACAAAAAATGGGGGCGCTTGGCTAGTTAATGTGAAAAAGCCGACCAATTACAATGAGTTGTCTACCGAGCAAAAGAAAAGTCTCGATTTACAAATAAATGAAATGATTACATATCGCTATAAATTTGTTAACTATAATGGTTTACGAAACAGCCATTTAAAAGATTTGACGCGCGATTACTCAATTAATCCATTTGACGACAAAGTGATTATTGTCGATGAGGCGCATAATTTTGTCAGTCGTATTGTAAATAAAATGAAACGCCCCGAATCTATTTCTATGCGATTATACGAATATTTACTATCGGCTCAAAATTGTAAAATTGTTCTATTGACAGGAACACCCATGATCAACTATCCCAACGAGATTGCTATTTTATTCAATATTTTACGCGGTTACATTAAAACATGGACTTTCCCATTAAATATCAAAAGTTCACGCAAGGTAAACAAAGAAGAATTATTGAAAATATTTGACCAGTATAATATATTGGACTACTTGGATTATAAGCCGTCTTCCAAATTACTTACTGTCACACGTAACCCATTTGGCTTTATTAATATTAATAAAGATGGTGTGTATAAAGGTGTATCTACCGTTAAATCCAAGGGTGCCGGTGCGGCTGCTGGTGATATTGAAGGTGAAAATAGAAGCGAGATAAGCGATGCTGATTTTGTTAGAATGATTACTTCTATTTTAAATAGAAATGAAATTGATGTTATTTCTACCAGTATTCAAGTCGAAACATTTAAAGCGTTAGAAGATAATTTGGAACTTTTTCAAAATCGATTTATAGACCCAACTACGGGTAATATTAAAAATGACAATTTATTTAAGCGACGCATTTTAGGTCTCACCTCTTACTTTCGAAGTGCGCAAGAACAACTTATGCCAGAATTCAACAAAGATACTGATTTTAAAGTTATTAAAATTCCTATGAGCGATTTTCAATTCGGCGTTTATGAACAAGCGCGAATTCAAGAAAGAAAGATTGCCAAGGCTGCTGCGAAAAAAAAACTAAAACAAGTTGCTACAGATGTGTATAAGGATACAGTATCGTCTTATCGTATCTTTTCACGAGCATTTTGTAATTTTGTTTTCCCAGAAAATCGCCGTCCTATGCCAAAAGAAGGAGAGAACATTGAAACTGTTTTAAAAGGTGCTGCTGATGAAGATATTTTAGATGCCATTACAGTTCGTGATCGCCTTGACAATCCAGATGGTCTTTATGGCGCAGATGATATTGATTTATTAGAAAGCGAACTTAAAAATGAAATGGATTCAACATATGCTGCTAGAATTCAAACTGAAATGAACTATTTAAAAGATAATGCTGCCAAATACTTGACACCCAAAGGTTTGGAAACTTATAGCCCAAAATTTTTACATGTATTGGATAACTTGAAAGATCCGGACTTTCGCGGATTACATTTGATTTATACGCAATTTAGAACCATAGAAGGAATCGGTGTATTGAAATTGATATTGGATGCGAACGGTTTTACTCAATTTAAAATTAAAAAGGATGAAGCCGACATTTGGCGCTTGGCTATACCCGAGGATAAACGAGGAATGCCTACTTATGCTCTGTATACTGGAACTGAGACAGATGAAGAAAAGGAAATTATAAGAAATATTTATAATGGAAATTGGTCGTCTGTACCAGATACAATTACCAGTGAAATATCGCGCATTTCAACCAATAACTTGTATGGTGAAATCATAAAGGTCCTCATGATTACTGCCTCTGGTGCGGAGGGAATTTCCCTAAAAAACACGCGATATGTTCATATTATTGAACCGTATTGGCACCCAGTTCGCATTGAACAAGTAATTGGTAGAGCTCGAAGAATATGTAGTCATCAAGAATTACCTCCGGATTTGAGAACCGTAAATGTATTTTTGTATTTAATGACATTTACAAAGGAGCAAATGTCTGGTGACGGAGCAATTGAATTAAAATTAAACGATGTAAGTAAATTTGATGACGCCGTTCCAGTAACAAGTGATGAAACATTATATGAGATATCTACCATTAAAGAGAGAATTAGCAATCAGTTATTGACATCTGTAAAAGAGGCATCGATGGATTGCGCTGTATATAATAGACCGGGTACAAAGGATGCGGTCAAATGCTTTTCTTTTGGAAAAGCTGCCCCATCGTCGTTTTCCTATAAACCATCTATTTCGAATGAAGAAATAGATACTGTAAGGGAGCGCAATAAAGGAAAAACTACATGGAAAGCGGATGAAATCAATATTCCAATTGATGGAATTAAAAAGAAATTTGCTAGAAATCCGCAAACAGATGAAGTGTATGATTTACAAAGCTATAATGATGCGGTTGAATTTGGCGGAGAACCGATATTAGTTGGTAAATTAGTCAAGAAGGAAGATGGCAAATTTAAATTTATGGCTGTGTAATTTTGTATTCAAATATGTAAAATACCATACTTACTAGCTAGCATCAAATAAAAATAAATAAATTAAATTTAAATTATTTATTTATTTTTACAATCGATCGTCTATGTTGATCATTTCTTTGCTGATTTAACCCAATTATCCGGAAGCATAATCTGCGCAAAATAAGATATTTTCGGTGACGGTTCTTTCATTATACCATCTTTATCAAAATAAACATCTCTTTTTCTTCTATTCATGTCTTTATTTACATATAAATCTGATGTTTTATTTGTTTTTGGTCGTGTCTTGTTTGTTTTAGACAATAATTCATTATATATGATATCTATTTTATCATCAATATCATCAATCTTATCATTGTCATCATCTAATGTGATAGATTCTATGCTACCTATACTCATACTTCTAGAACCGATACTGTTACTTCTTCTCTTTTCTCCGCTACTTGTTCTAGTCCTATTTCTAGTTTTACTTTCAACATTGAATTCTATATTAAATTCTATGTCAAATTCTATATCTATACTATTGCTTCTATTTTTGTTACTTGTCATATGAGTATGAATATATATAATTTATATATTTATATGATATTTTATTTTACACAGAAATTTCAATTTTACTTCATATTTTGTAAAATATCCAATATTTGAGTACACATATCCATTAGTTTATTTTGATTTTCTCTCAACGCATGTATTTCTTGTTCTATGTTTAGTCCGGCAGATTGTGTTTGGATTGGCACTGTAGATACATCTTGCTTTCGTTTTAGTTTATTAAATATACTATTTTCGACCTTATTCTCTGTTACTGTTATATTACTAACTCTATTTTCTGTCATATTGTCAACCACTAGTTCTATATTTCTATCAACTGGTTTCGGTATATTAGTTACGCTTTCATTAAAAGAAACAGTTTTGTTTTCTATCTTTAATTTTACTTCACGATTATTATTCAACCACTGCTCTGTCTCCTTTGTAATTTGAGGAATTTCTAATTCACGTTCTCTAGTTGCCAACCGTTCTGCGATTAACCGATCCATGTCATCTCCAATTGGTTTATCCTCATTACTAGTGTCATCACTAAAACTCATTGCTTTAGGTTTTGTTGGGTTTATCATCTTATTTAAATTATCTTGTTGTTCTTTCAGTTTCACATTAAACTCTTGCTCTCTTTTATTTTGTATATCTTCAGCACGATAAACCATCTGAATTGATTTTTTAGGTTTTGATTTTTCATCGTTTATTTTTTTTATTAGCGTATTCATAGTTAATTTATTTTTTTCTAATAATGATAAATTTATATTGCTCCTATGAACATTACTAATTGTATCTTCAAATATTGTTTGAATTCTAGCAAAATTTTCATTTTCTATTCCATCAAATATATTGCTTTCTTGTAATAACCCCCAAATTAATCCTTTATTATTATTACTTATAAACTCCATAAAGTAATAATAATAAATATATTTATATTCTTATTTTCTATTGAAATATTTATTCTGCGTTGAAATATTTATCTCTTAGTTCAAATACCTCTTCATCGGGAATTTCGTGCTTTAAAAAGTATTTCAACTCCTTATCTTTTAACATTTGAACTATAAAATATAAACAATACATTCCGCATTCAGAATCCGTTTTCTGATGTTCTATTTCGTTCAAATGTACTTCAAAGTCAATCCCCAACTGTTTTCCTTGCGTTTTAATCATATTTATTAATTTTGTCACTTGTTTAGGTGGAGTATCACCATTGCTATCGAAATAGACTATTAATTTTTTCTTTATATTCACAAACATTGATATCCAATGCTCACCATCTTTATTATGTGGATCTGTGTTTAAAATAATACCAATCTTATTTTTATTTCGCTTAATAAGCTCACTTAAATTTAAATTACATAATTCTTCCCAAACACATTCACCGTATACTTTTTTTACATCATAGTCGATCGGCGATGGTCCCAAAAACTCAAAACACTTGTAGAATTTCTCATATTGCTTCATAACTGCTTCTATATCTAAACTACTTAACCACTCATTTGGTTTTCGTTTCCAGTCTTCCGGTGATTTTGGGGCAAATGTATAGTTTAACAATTCCTTATCTACATTACCTTCCATAAATTTACTTCTTAGCCAACATGATTCTCTATCACAACTATTCGACATTTTCTCTTTTAATTCGCTCCATATTTCTTTTGGATCATTCGTAGATATCATATCGCGTTCATGTCTAGCATTCCAATATTCCTTCATCTTAAATAATGCTTCGCTCGTATAGCATGAGAATTTACTCTTATTTGGATTTGGACTACAATTTTCGGTTATATACGACGACTTATCTGTATTAGAATTAGATTTTGTCTTTGTTCGCATTGTTCTCATTGTTTTTGCGTTATTACTAGACCCGCCTTTGGCTAATCCGCCACCTTTCAACATTCGTCTATTATATGATTTTGTTCTAGTTTTTTTAAATTTCATTCGTTGTGTCTTCATAAATATTATCTATATTTTTCTTTTTTAATATACCTTTTGTTTTGTGTTCTTTCGTCTTTATATTGATATTTTCTCTCTTCGGTATAATTTTCTTAGGTGGATTGCCAACCGTCTTTATTACAAACGTATCTAAATTTAACTTTTTCACGTCTTCTGGTTTACTAAATAAATAATCAGAATTTTTATAGTCCTCATTTTCAATATAAATATTATTACCACTCGCATCAATATCGCTGACTGTTTTTTCATGATTTTCGTTTACATTCATGGAGCCATATTTTTCTTGAATGATATCACTTTTATCTAAAAATTTCAAATAATTAACACACGATTTTACATAAGTATTGAAAAACCCAATTAATTGCGTATTCGTTTCTTCCTCCCTAAACAATCGCTTTGTCAAATCTAATACCCGCTTTTTATAAAATCGTTTGTCATTAATAAATTTTTTATCATTGTTTTCTTCCTTCTTTTTTAAGATACTGATATATTGTGATTTGTTCGCAAAATAACTGAGTGTAATATTATCTATTTCATTCATTGAAATGTCCATTTACATATTTCAATGAATATATATTTTGTATTTTTACAAATCACCATTGATACTCTTCAATTGATATCTCGTATGATTATTAAATAAGCTATTGCCTAAATTATTAACATTTGGGTTAAATGGTGCTAAATCTGGCTTCTCAAACAACAATGGGTGTGTTTGCGGTTGGGGAGTATAATCAACCTTTGTTTGATACAAGTCACTCGTAGACGAAGGAACATATACCGACTGCTCGCATTTTTGTAAGGCAAAAAATTGATTTCTCAATTGCGATTCTACATTTATGTTATTTGAAAATCCACTCCATGGCGCTTGTGCGTTTCCGGGATTAAATATCGCTGAAGTCGAGTACGGGGTGTAAGTTTCTAAAGGAACAGTCGCCTTCTTATATTGGTCCAATATAGGCATATAAGCATATTTGGTAGATGATGGTCGTATACTATACTGCGGCTGTAAACCATTTGACGGAATATTTCTCGCTGATATTCTATTATTCAATTCGTCTACTCGGCCTTGATTACATATATACACTCCATCTGTGACTCCATACATTTTGTCCATTATTATATTACTCGAATATATTATTTTTGGAAATTACCTAAAGATATTATTATAGTTTACATACAATGTGTGGAATTTTTGCTCTGTTTCATTTTTTAGACCAAGAGTTATTCTCTAGTTTATATCCGTCAATTGAGAAGCATTTTTTTACTGCTCAATCACGCGGTCCAGAGTTTTCCACAATTAAAAATATTAATGAAAATGTTTTATTTGGATTCCATCGACTAGCAATTAATGGTTTGGATGAAATTTCACACCAACCAATTTGTATCGATGGAATTTATTTAATTTGTAATGGTGAAATCTACAATTATAAAAGCATTTATAAATTATTGAATGTCACACCCAACACCAATTCAGATTGCGAAAGCATTATTCATCTATATAAACGATATGGTATTGAATATACCGTACAAAATTTAGACGGTGAATTTGCCTTTGCTCTATACGATTCAAATATTAATACTGTCTATATTGCTAGAGATCCATTTGGAATTAGACCATTATATTATGGTCAAACACGCGATAAATATGTTGTATTTTCGTCATTATTGAAACAAGTATCTGGTTTGTGTGAGGAATGTCACAACTTTACAGCCGGTACATTTCTTCGATTTACATTGAATAATGGAGCATTTCATTTCACAAGACCACAAACAACATATAATACATTTAATTATAATCACAATGTTGTTCGCTATTCTTGGCCAGATGATTCTAAAGATATATACAAAACTATTTATAATACACTCTTAGAATCGGTAAGAAAGCGTGTTGTTACGATGGAGAGAAATATGGCTTGTTTGCTGTCCGGTGGATTGGATAGTAGTTTAATCTCTGCCATGGTATCTAAATATGTCCCACAAAATCAGCTACAAACATATAGTATTGGTATGATTGGTGGTTCTGATCTAGAATATGCTAGAATGGTATCCAAACATATCCAGTCTAAGCATACCGAGATTATTTTGACCGAGCATGAATTCTTTTCAGCAATTCCCGAAGTTATTTATAATATAGAGAGCTATGATACGACAACCGTTCGTGCTAGTGTCGGCAATTATCTTGTCGCCAAATATATTTCTGAGCATAGCGACGCAAAGGTGATTTTTAATGGTGACGGATCAGATGAATTAACGGGTGGATATATGTATTTTCATAATTGCCCAAGTGATATTGAATTTGATCATGAATGTAAGCGATTGATTGATAATATTCAATATTATGATGTGTTGCGAAGCGATAGATCTATTTCTTGCCATGGATTAGAACCGCGAACTCCGTTTTTAGATAGGACCTTCGTTCATACATATTTGTCTTTGCCTATTGCCGTGAGAAATCATACAAATAATAAACAAATCGAAAAAAATCTGCTTCGTAGTGCGATTGCCGTAATGGATCCCACTCTTTTGCCAAATGATGTATTATGGAGAACAAAAGAGGCTTTTAGCGATGGAGTTAGTTCTCATACTAATTCTTGGTATGAAATTATTCAAAATAGACTAAATAATAGGTATAGTGATGAAATGTTCGAGGAATCACGCAAAAAGTATACAAATAATCCGCCGTCGACGAAAGAACAGTTGTATTATAGAGAATTATTTGAGTCATACTTTCCAAATAGAAGTGATATTATTCCCGGCTTTTGGATGCCTAGATATTGTGATGCCACTGACGCTAGTGCGCGACAATTAGATATTTATAAGAAAAAAATCAATTCGAAGGAGGCCGCCAGCAAGCTTACTATAGATACAAATGTATAAATTGGCTCAGTGCGTGACTAGTAATATGTATGTCTACTAAGACTAATATGAGAGAATACCAAATAATAAGATAAAAATAATATATTTGTATTATTTTTATTTAACGGTTATATGTATAAGAAATGATACTTCACGAGTTTGTATTTAATTTAACACTTTACATATCCTATATTTTATATATATTTGCTTATTTACAAGTAGGGTTTTACAATCCAAAATATTTAGATGTAGTACAAGACATTATGAAATACTATGTTACTGGTTTCTTATTAATACGATTCAACCCATTTGTTAAAACAGATTTCACTGAATTTGACAGACGAATTGTCTTTTCTTCTGCTCTATTTTTACTTGCTACTACCGCATTTAACCAATATGCTAAAACATTTGATTTAACTGAATTAGCAAGAATATTAAAGATTGTTCGATAAACAGAGGAACTTGCTAGTTTACGGTTTACATATCTGATTGATTAATAATTTTTTATTAATGATTAATTTATTTTTTATTTTTTATCGTCTTGTTAGTCTTATTGGTAAGTCTTCCTTTTTTCCTCTTGATCGTTTTATTAGCATTTTCACGAAAAAATTGCTTTAAATGCTGTAACATACGCTTTCCTACGATCTCGTCTACTTCTTGCTCTTCTTTTGTTTTTTCATGTATTCTATACTTATATTCCTTATATTCATGTTGAATTGAATTTATGAAATCTTCTTTATCATCAACTTTATTTCCCAATTTAGAATCTAGAAAAGTGTTTACCATTTTTTCAATGCTTATTTGATGCTTATATGGCTTGACATTTATATAATATACTTTATCGTCGACCATTCCAGAATGATATAAATCATCAATAAAACACACTTCTATATTTTCCGATAATTTACTACATCTTACAAAATCGTCCATTGTTTTGTCATGCGAGGTTCGTCCTATTTCTACACGTTGCCCTCTTACTTCAAATGCCGCTATTATTTTATCAAATAATTCATATTCTACTTTCTTGTCAAAATATTTCTTTATATTTATCGCCCAACTGCTATCACCTTGGTTATTCGTATAAATCATTACTTTATAACACTTATTATCCAACTTCTTTGATTTTAAATATAGTAGCGCATTTATCATTTTTGGCCGTATAAATTCCGGATATAAATCCAGTAATTCATTGAAGTGAGTGTCACTATAATCCGGATTTTTAAAATATTCATTTAGGCAATCACAAAATATCCCAAATTCTGTAAAATAACCCAATGTTTCATCCAAATCAAATACCACTATTTTAGATGGACTGGTGTCATTCATATTAGACATATACTATATATATTATACACGTTTATAAATTTTCTCGCGGAATAATATAGTATAAATATCTAATGGATTTATCAACATCTGATTATAAGAAAATTGCTCAATTTTATCAGATTCCTAAACAAAATAATAAGACATACAAGGATATATCTGAAGGCGTATTGGCAACTAAATTATGTAAATGTATTAAAAAGGTTCGAAATAGCCGTAAAGTAGTTGAAAGCGCTGCGATTGGAATTTGTAGAAATAGTATTTTCAAAAATCGAAATATTGATTTTTATAAATTTAAGTGTAAAAAGGGATATAAACTTATTTCCAAGAAAGGAACACGCAAATTTTTGAAAAAAAATACAAATAAAATTGGGTTCAACAAAACAAAACGTGGGAAATAAAATTGAACTTTATTTTGTAAACAATTTAAATGGTATTAACGCATCAAATTACTATCAAGGTCAAGATCAAGTTCAAGCTCAAGCTCAAGCAAAATGAATATGGAACTCTTTAACAACTTGTGCCAATTTATTTTGGATACTTCAACCAAATATAAAATTGATGAAACACATAATATATCACATAGCATGAATGTTCTTCATTATGCTCATTCTATGTACGAGAGCGAAGTTCGTCGCCATCCGTTTATAGGGGAACATATAAACATTATTTACATCGCCGCCGTACTACACGATATGTGTGATAAAAAGTATATGAATGAAACTGAAGGCCTCTCTGAAATAACCACGTTTTTGGAAGCTAAACTTACGACTGATGAGATTGCTGCCATTACGGCTATTATTAGCACCATGTCTTATTCCAAGGTAAAGACGAATGGTTTCCCATACTTGGGTATTTACCAAAAAGCATATCACATAGTTAGAGAGGCCGACTTATTGACGGCTTATGACTTTGACAGATGTGTTATATACAACATGAAGGTATACAATGGTAATTTTGGCGACTCGTTTTCTCAAGCAGAAGAACTATTTCAAAAGCGCGTATTTAAACATGCGGATGATCACTTATTTACAACTGAATATGCCATCGCTCATTATAAGATGCTCCACGACCAAGCAATGGAAAGAATAATACATTGGAAAAAGATATTACGACTCGACTAAACAATATATGAACAATTTTACATAAACAATATATAACATACATAAAAATATAACATGTATGTTAGTAAGGTAACTAATTAGAGCATGTCTAAAAATAAAAATAAAAATAAAAACGATAAAAAAACAAATGATAAAAATGTAAGAGGGTTTAGCAACCTTTTTTATAATCATACGCAATTCACAGCTACAACGGTCACAAAAATAAACGAGATATATGAAGAAGTGAAAAATAAATTGCCATGTCGATTATGTAACGTAAATTGTGTTGACGCTAAAATAGAAGTGAAAGATACACACAATCCAACTTTTGTAGTTACGCGTAAACATGCGTGTTTGTCTTGTTGGTTACAATCGGTGAAACTTTGACATTACTATTTTTTATCTAGATAGTCTAGTGCCGCTAAAATCGTTTTTTCTTGATCAGTTAATTTCTGGAATATAAAACATTCGTCGATTTTTATTTGAAACCGATTGTTTTTAAAATTTCGACATAACAAATGTATTCCATCTTCTTGTATTTTTATATCAATTATCACGCCTCCATTTGTCAAGCATATTTTTTCTGGATTTTTTAAACTGATCCATCGAATATATCTTCCATATTGAATATCAGTTAAATCATCCACAAATCTGTAATCTTTTAGTTTCAAATGGAATTCTTTTAATTTATCTCTCGATACTTGTAATTGTTGTAGATAGTCGTTTTTAATTGCTTTAATTTTTCTAGTAGTTAGATTTTCTATACCGGAATTATTTTCATTATTCAGCGCCTTTAATAAATACTCATTGTTTAAATCACTCATACTAAATATACTGTTTATTTTTTATTACATTATCATTTGTTATTATGTTACCTATGTTATTATCTTAATTATGTATTTGTTTATCCAAAAAATTGAAGATACAATATGATGTGTAAATATTACATAATTTTACTAGTT